AAGGTAAATTCGGTCATGGTATTCTCTGGGTTCCTTGGGTGGGCGTTGCTGTCTCTGTCTAAGATGTAGCAACGATGCTACACACTTTCAAGGACTAATTTGTTGACAGCGCAAAAAAAATGCCTCAAGCTCCAACCTCGCCCGCGCCGAGGGCGTAAAAACCGGCGGATCGTCTCTCTCACGTCACGAGAGGTCTCGCTTGCAGCGGCGGTTTTGGCTGCGCGATTGACCAACTCAACGTGAGGAAACAACCACCATGGCAACGACGCAATACGGGGTCAACCACCCCTTAGCCGTCAAAGTCTGGTCTACCAAGTTGATGCGAGAGGCTCTCAAGGAGACTTTCGCGAGCCGGTTCATGGGGAAGACGAAGGACAGCCTGTGCTACGTCAAAGATGAACTGACCAAATCGGCAGGTGATCGGATTACGGTTGGACTGCGTATGCAGTTGACCGGCAGCGGCATCTCGGGTGACGGCACCCTCGAAGGCAACGAGGAAGCTTTGGTCACCTACAATGACAACTTGTTCATCGATCAGTTGCGGCACGCCGTCCGAAGCGACGGGCGCATGTCGGAGCAGCGCGTTCCGTTCTCTATCCGCGAGGAGAGCCTGGACGGCTTGCGTGACTGGTGGGCGGATCGCATCGACAGCGCGTTTTTCAACCAGCTTTGCGGCAACACCGGCCAGACGGACACCCGTTTCACCGGGCTGCAAGCGACCTCGGCCCCGACCAGCGCCAGTGGCAACACCCGCATCATCTACGGCCCCCTGGACGCGACCACGGAGAACTCGCTCTCGGCTTCGGAAAGCGGCAGCGCCGACTTCCAGCTTACGATGATCGACAAGGCCATCGCGATTGCGAAGACGGCCACGCCGCTCATTCGACCGCTGAAGGTCAACGGCCAGTCCAAATACTGNGCCTTCTTGCATCCCTGGCAGGTCTTCAATCTGCGGACGGATGCCACGGCAGCCCGTGTCACTTGGTACGACACCCAACGGGCGCGTGTCGAGGGCGGCGAGATGGACAACCCGATTTATAACGGGGCACTCGGTGAATATAACGGTGTGATCTTGCACGAAAGCACCCGCATCCCCACCGCGCCATCGATCACCACCGTGCGTCGAGCGGTCTTCTGCGGCGCCCAGGCAGCGTGTTTTGCCACGGGCCGCGAAAACCCCAGTGATCAGCAGATGACTTGGGTTGAAGAGCTGTTCGATTATGGCAACCAATTGGGCGTATCCGCCGGCCTCATCCACGGTCTCAAGAAATCGGTCTACAACTCGACCGACTTCGGGACCATCGTGATGAGTTCCCACGCGGAAAGCCCGTAGGATAGAGGAGAAGTAGCATGACCACGTTCACCGCTTCCCTCCATCAGTCGCAGCCTCGGGAGGTCCACGTTGGCCTTCAAAGCGCATCGAGCAAGCTCACCACCGCCCTGACCGGCACTGCCGCCAGCACCTTCCTGCTGGCGAAAGTACCTAACGGCGCTCACATCAAAGATTTTCACTTCTTTGCTGATGACGCCGGGGCCAACCAGACGTGGACCTTGGGCATCCAGAAGCCCGAAGGATCGACCTCTGGCTCGACCACAGTAGACGCCACGGCGTTGCTGGCGGCGACCTCGACCTCGTCGAGCGAGACCACCATGCGACCCGCAGGGGGCCTACTCCCGGTCAAGGTGAGCATTTCCGATGAGGCGTTGCCTCGTTGGGCCTGGATCGTTGCAGTCAACGGCGCGGCCATCTCCGCTTCTGTGGATATGACCTTCGTTGTCCAGTACGACATGGACGACGACGCCGCCTAGCTGCGACACCGAGGAGGAGACCACGTCGCATGACGTGACGAGTTGGGGGAGGTGGCGTTCGCGCCTCCCCCCACTCTCTTTTTTGCCCCGCCTGGAGCGGGGTTTTTTTATGGAGGATGTGTGATGAGGAAGACCGGCTACAGATACGTCTCGGCAGCCGACAAGTTGGAGGAGGCCAAGGAGCTTCACTCTCGCGGCCTGGAGGCCACGGGGAAGGAGCAGGGCCAGCTTTTGACCGCCGCCGAGGATACCTACAACATGATCCTCAACAAGAAATTTGGGGAGCCGGTGGTCTTTTACTTCCTGGGCATGCTCTACTGCCAGAAGGGCTACCACGGCCTGGGCGCCTTCCTCCTCGAAGAGTGCGTCAGGCACATGCCCGAGCAGGGCGATGCCTGGAACAACCTCGGCATCTGCTACCACCGCGAACAGAACCGCGAGAAGGCCCTTGAGTGCTTCGAGATGGCAGCCTCCCTAGTGCCAGAGGGTGCCGGCGACATCTGGGCCAACGTGGCCAGCCTCTACATCAACATGGGCCAGCCTGACGAGTGCATCAAGCACGCCAACAAGGCCCTGATCGCTGACCCCGGCAACGCCCTGGCGATGTGGCATAAGGCGCTGGGCATGCTGGAGAAGCAGGACTGGGCCAACGGCTGGGACATCTACGGCGCTCGCCTGGAGAGGGGTGCCAACTGCCCCATCGCCCTGAGGAACTATTCGGGTGACCCCGAGGCCGTGACGCCCTGGTGGGATCACGATGCCGGCGCTGGCTTGGTGGTGATCCACGGCGAGCAGGGCCTGGGCGATGAGGTGATGTTCGCCTCTGTCATCCCCCACCTCGCGGCCAGCTATGGCTCGACCGAGTTCGTCTTCGAGTGCGCCCCCAATATGCATGGCCTGATGGACCGCAGCTTCGCCGGCATCCCCAACATCACCGTCCACGGCACGCACGAAGTCGATGGCCACGAGTGGCTCAAGAAGGGCGAGGTGGTCGATGGCAAGATTGCCCTCGGCACGATCCCCAAGACCCTCCGCCGCAAGAACGAAGACTTCCCCGGCACCCCCTACCTTATCCCTGACCCGAGCATCGCGAAGAGCTTTCGCAAGAGGTTCGACAAGATGGGGCCGAGGCCGAAGATCGGCATTGCTTGGCAGGGTGGCGTGCAGCGGACCCGCATCGATCTCCGTTCGATGATGCCAGACACCCTGGTCCCCATTCTGAAGCTGGACGCTGACTTCATCTCGCTCCAGTACACGAGCGATGCTGGCGACGTTCTGAAGGAGTTCCAGACCGACACCGGCCTCCACATCCACCACTGGAAGAAGGGCGCTGGTGGGAAGGATATGGAGGCGAAGGCGGCGCTGATCTCGGAGCTTGATCTGGTGGTCTCCGTTTGCCAGACGTGCATTCACATGGCCGGCGCCCTCGGCACCCCGACCTGGGTTCTCGTGCCGGCGGCGCCCGCATGGCGGTACGGCGTTGCTGGCGACATGCCCTGGTACAACAGCGTTGAGCTGAAGCGCCAGCAGCCCGGCGACCCATGGGACATCCTCGTGGGCAGCGTAGCCTTTGAGCTTGAGCAGTGGCTCCGCGAGCGGAGGGGGAGGGGTGCGTGATGGATGACTTAGCGATTATGAAAGACCTTCTTCAATACGCGGAGGAGCATGGGGGGTGCCTTCGCAGGAAGATAGCTTGTTTCATCATGGCAGATGATGGCGAGCGCATCGGGCGGGGCTGGAATGGCCCTCCCGGCATCCGCTGCCAGGACAAGCCCTGCCCCGGTGCTAGTGTCCCTGCGGGCGAGGGTGCCTACCGAGAGGTGGAGTGTCATGGCGTCCATGCCGAGGTGCGCGCCCTCATGGACGCCTCTCTCTATGCGGATGAGGCCCACTCCATTTTCTGCACCAAGGCCCCCTGCCAGCGGTGCGCCAAGATGCTGCTTCACGCCACCCCCGACACCGCCCGTCTCGTCTTCGCCGTCTGGCCCAACGATAAGTCGGGCCTCGAAGCCTGGAGCGATGCCGGGCGCGAATACAAATGCATTGGAGATGCCTGATGCTAATCAGTGAGGAATACCAGCGCCTCAACGCCGAGATGCACGAGGCGAACGAGGACTACGGCACCTCGGGTCACGAGAGCATCAAGAAAATTCTTGAGCTAATGTCGCTCTCGGGCGCCTCGACCTTGCTCGATTACGGTTGCGGGAAGGGCACCCTCAAGAGGTCTATCGAGCTATCTGGCTTCCCTGAGATTGCCGGCGGCATGCGTGAGTATGACCCGGCCATCCCTGGCAAGGAGGCCCCGCCAGAGCCGGCGGATGTGGTGGTCTGCTCTGACGTGCTTGAGCATGTCGAGCCTGACTGCCTCGCGGAGGTTCTGGAGGACTTGGAGAGGGTGACCACGGTCGCCATCTATCTCCTCGTCTCGACGCAGCCGGCCATCAAGTTCCTACCTGATGGGCGGAACCCGCACCTTATCATTGAGCCGCCGGCATGGTGGCTTCCCAAGATCATGGCGCACTTCGACCTCATGTGGTTCGAGCGCGGAAAGAGGGGGACATTCGAATGCATAGCGATGCCGTTCAGCGCGTCTACATAGGCTACGACAGCCGCGAGCATGACGCCTTCGAGGTGTGCAAGCACACCCTGCTCAAGCACGCCACAGTGCCTCTGCTGGTCGAGCGCGTCGATCAACGTGCCCTCCGCCACGCCGGCCTCTATCGCCGGGCGCCCCTTCCTGGGACGTGGACCGACAGCGTGGATGGCAAGTCGTTCTCGACCGAGTTCTCCTTCACGCGCTTCCTCGTGCCGGCGCTTTGCCAGTACGAAGGGTGGGCCTTGTTCATGGATTGTGACTTCCTCTGGCGGCGTGATGTGAGGCACCTCTTCGACCTGATCGAGGAGAACCAGAACAAATCGGCCTTGGTTGTTCATCACAACTATGACCCCAAGGACACGATCAAAATGGATGGCCGCGAGCAGACGGTCTACAGCAATAAAAACTGGTCGAGCCTGATGCTGCTCAACTGCGCGGCCTGCTGGGAATTGACGCCTGACGTGGTCAACACCAAGCCCGGCATCTGGCTGCATACTTTTCGCTGGGCGGGGATGACCTACAAGCTGGGGGCACTCGATGAGACTTGGAATTGGCTGCCGGGGCANAGCAGCGAGGGCATCAATCCTGCGGCAGTCCATTTTACCCGTGGCATCCCCTCGATGCCCGGCTACGAGAACGAACCTTACGCCGACGAATGGTTCGCGGCGCTTAAAGAGGCGAGAGCAAGATGACGATTACAGAACGCATCGACGCCATCACCGGCATCGACCCCGAGTATCTTTCCGTCACCCCGCCCTGCCCTCGGTCAGTCAAGATTGAGCTGACGGGGCGGTGCAATTTCATGTGCGCCTTCTGCGCCCGCTCGCAGAACCTTCGAGAGCAGAAGGATATGGACCGGGGCATGTTCGAGGACTTGCTCTCTGAGATGAGGCAGGCCGGCGTCGAGGAGATCGGTCTTTTTTATCTCGGGGAAAGCNTGATGGTCCCCTGGCTTGCCGAGGCCGTCGAGTTCGCGACGACGGTCGGCTTCCCATACGTCTTCCTGACCACCAACGGCTCGCTCTCCAACCCGGCCAAGGTCGAGGCTTGCATGGAGGCGGGCCTTAGCTCGCTCAAGTTCAGCCTCAACTATGCCGATGCAGATCAGTTTACCGAGATCGCTCAGGTCAAGCAGGCGCTCTTCTACAGGATGATCGAGAACATCAAATCGGCCCACGCGGTCAGGGAAGGCGGCGGATATGATTGCGGCCTCTACGCCAGCTACATCAGCTACGACGGCGACCAGGGCGAAAAGATGCAGGCCATGATCAAGGAGNTTTCGCCCTACCTCGATGAAATTTACGAGCTTCCGCTGTACAATCAGGCCGACCTCGTGACCGATGAGGAGAAGGCCCGAGGATGGAAGCCCTCCGCCGGCAACCGAGGCCGTGCCGGCAATCTTCGAGACCCCCTCCCCTGCTGGGCCACCCTGACTGAGGGCCACATCACTTGGGATGGAAAGTTGGCGGCATGCTGCTTCGATCACAACGATGACTTCACCATGGCCGACCTGACCCAGGTCAGCTTCATGGAGGGCTGGCACTCGCTGAAATTCCAGCAGCTCCGAAAGGCCAACCTCGCGAAGGATGTCACCGGCACGCCGTGCGAGCGTTGTGTGGTCGGAGGCTAGTTTGCCGATGCACCCCTGAAGGTGGTAGAATGAGGCATGGAAGACCTCGCTGCCATCAAGGGCATCCTCCCCATCGGGGCAGCCATTGTCACTCTGGTCATGGCCTGGGCCGGCATGAAGTATGTCGGGAAGGAAAACGCGGCCAAGATCGCAGCCCAGGATGAGAAGTTCGAGGAGGCCATCGCGACCCTCCATGCGCGGGTCGAAGGGCTGGCGAAGCAAATTCGTGACCAGTGGGCAAAAGCAGATCAGGCCAGTCTTGCGACCCAGAAATTCGATACGACGATCAATTACATCAAGCGAGACATCGACCGCCTCTTGGAGGAGGGCCGCTATCAGCGGCGCCGAGGCGGTGGGTGACACGCCTCCCTCGATAGGGTAGGCTGACGGGGAAGGAGACTGCCATGGCTTTCGGATTGCCTCGAATGGTTGCCGGCGCGGGAGGGGGCCTTTGGAATGGCGCCCTTGGCGCTGCCCCGGCTGCGCCTCCCCCAGCTCCAGGGCTTGACATTGACCCGGCTGACCTTGCCGGCCTCTTCCCCAAGCCCTCTCCGTCAAGCCTCCCTCCGTATGCCCCCGCCAACCCCTTTGGTCGGCTCCCTGGCGACCTTTCGATGGATGTGCGAACCTATCGTGACCCCCTTACTGGTTACATCCACTATGAGAACGGTCTCGACCCTACGCCCCCGCCCCCTGGCTGGAAGCCCGGCCAACCATCAACTGGCAGCCCTGTGTGGTCGGGAACTCCCGGCGCCACTCCCAACCTTATGCCTTCATTCGGCAGCCNCGTATCGAAGGGCTTGGAGATGCTCCCTGACGGTCGATATTGGCGCCCTGAGGGGCCGGGTGATGTGCCGTCGAGTGGGAACATGGTGGATATGACTAAGCTCTCTGGCTTCCTTACCCCTGGCCCCAGGCCCCCTATGGGCGCAGCCCGACCAATGCCATTCCCAGGCCCCGGCCTACCTGCCCCATGCCGGCGCCCCAGCCCACCAATGCCATGGAAGAGCCTCGAAGGCTCCGCCGGCCCATGAGTGCGGCGGATAACTGGGCGCTGAATATTGCTGGGGACTAGTGATGGCACACCAACCTCGACAACTTCCCATGATGGTTGCCGGCGCCTCCCCGGTGCAGCCTGTCGGCCTAGATATGAACCCCCGAGAGCCTTCGGGTGGCGAGCAACGCCTTGCCCCCATGTTCGAGAGCCTCTCGCATCGGATATTTGA